GACTTCCCTTTTGATTGATGAAACTACAATAGTCGCCCACAACGCCCCATTTGAGATTGAATGGCTGGTAAAGCTCTTAGGAAGAGAAGCAATCTATCATGACAATTGGGAATGCACCATGATGCAGGCGCATTTCATAGATGAACGGAGAGGCAAACGTGGCGGAAACGACGACCAATTTCAACCCAACCCGTATCAAGCTCTCGACTTTCTTGTTAAACTGTATTTCGGCCTTAGTTATAAAGGGCTGTTTAAGCTTGATCGTAAGAATATGTCTAAGGCAGACCTCGACGAAACTCTGCTCTACAACGGTGCTGATACAAAATACACTTTACGTCTGTACTGGCTTCAGACAGAACGGCTCCACCAAGCTAAGCTATACGAAGCTTATCGAGAGGCCAAGCCAAGGCAATCAGCTGTAGCCTTGATGCAATCCTTGGGCATTGATATTGATCAGGCCCAGAACAAAGCCATGCAGGAAAAGTTAGGAGGGGAAGTTGCCGTCATTGAACAAAGAATTAAAACTTATAAAGAAGTTAAGGACTACATTAATAAGTTTAGATATTTTAACCCAGCGTCTAACCCTGACGTTATCAGAATCTTCAAAGAATATCTCAAGGTTGGAAAGGCGCTCATTAATGCTGAAGGCAAAGAATCGGTCGATAAAAGCACGCTTGGCAAAATAAAGCATCCCCTCGCCAAGGACATTGAAGAGCTTAGGAACAGGGCAAAGCTGAAGTCCACTTATGTTGATCCCTTTGAGTACGGCAAAGGTGCCCTCATTTGGCCTGACAAAAAGATACATCCAGCCTTCAACACTACCTTTGCTGAAACCGGGCGCACCTCCTGCACAGCCTATTGGACCCCAATCTTAACTCAACGGGGTGAAATTCCAATATGTGATGTTGTAGTGGGGGACCGTGTGTGGACCCACAAGAACCGTTGGAAACCAGTTACCAAACTTTGGCGTAAAGGTTGGGAGGTGATGCTTAACCTCAAATTAAGCAATGGGTCAATTCTGACTTGCACCAAAAATCACCTTCTGCTAAATGCTAATAATCAGTGGATTACAGCAGGTCAGATTTATGGTTTATTCAAAGAAATGGACAAGCAGCCGCCAGAATCAATGTTCGGTTTTGGAAATGTACCGCAGCAAAAAAATGCTTTCAGTGAAAGAAATAGCTCAGTATCTGGAAACAACAGAATCCAATGTTTGGTGGGTGACCAGGAATTGTCTTCCGGAGGCAGAGTTGAAGGTGCTAAAGCGGCTCCGCTATTCAATGTCCAAGATTGGGGACAAAAACCCAATGAAGGGCTTGACCGGGGAAAAGTCTCCACAGTGGAAAGGTGCTGTAGACGACGGTCATGGATACAAAACCATATTGCACAAGGGGAAACGGATACCCTACCACCACCTTGTAGTTATGTTGGCTCTCGGGCTACCTCTGATTCCCCCGGGATGGGAAGTTCATCACATAGACACAAATCCACACAACAACGATCCCGACAATTTAGCACTGACTACAGTGAGGGGTCACCGGGCTATCCACTCGCTTCAACGTCAGGATTCGAAGTCACTTCAATTGAAGAAATTGAGATTGGCAGAAGCTGCGAAGTATTTGACATAACTGTTGCTGATGACGCAAGTTATCTAACCTGCGGGGTCATCTCGCATAACAGTGATGAACCTAATCAGCAGAACTGGCCTTCACGTAACGACAAATGGGTACGCAAACAAATTGTAGCCCCTGAAGGCCACGTCCTTGTGGCCTTTGACTATGGCCAGCTAGAAGCCTGTACAGCCGCCATGTGCACCAAGGATAAGGTGCTGGTTAAGGCACTGTGGGAAGACTATGACATTCACATGGAATGGGCACAAAAGGTAGCCAAGCGGTACCCACGCATTGCCGAGGGTATGGAAATGAAAAAGCTTAGAAGCATCGTAAAAAACAAGCTGGTATTCCCAGCTATGTTTGGCGCTTCTAACAACTCTGTGGCAGGTTACCTCAACATGCCTATAGAGCCCATCAACAAGCTGATGGATGAGTTTTGGCAAACTTTCTCAGGTTTGTATAACTGGCAAAAGAGGTTGATGAATGATTATTATGATACAGGTTTTGTTTGCAGTCCTACTGGTCGAAGGCGTCATTACCCTCTCACCAAGAATCAGGCAATTAACTACCCTATCCAGAGTGTTGCATGTGACATTGTTTGCAGGGGTATGGTCAGCCTGTCTGTTAACGCTGTTGATTCTGGCAAATGGTATCTCCACCCCATAATGAACATTCACGATGATCTCACCATGTGTGTACCAGATGATCCACGAATTTTGGAAGAATCCATTGAAACAATATACAAAACAATGTTAGCTCCTGCCTATGATTTTATCAATGTCCCGTTGTCAGTATCCTGTTCAATTGGGACTAATTGGTACGACATGGAAGATGTAGGAAAATTCTGGAGCCATAAAGATTTATGAGAAAGAAATCACCACCAAATCTAACTCGTTTGAGGGAAGTATTTTCATACAACCCGAAAACAGGGCAGTTCATTTATAAAATTGATGCTGGGGCTAGGGGACGTGCAGGAAATGTTGCTGGCTTTGAAAGGTCAGATGGCTATTGGTCCATTGCCATGGATGGCGCTTGTTGGTTAGCCCATCAACTTGCGTGGTTTTATGTGCATGAGGAATGGGTACAGGAAATTGACCACAGAGACACGATTAGACGAAATAATTGGATTAAAAATTTAAGGCCATGCACTAGGGCACAAAACAACATGAATAGTGATGGTTGGGGAATTAAGAAAAAAAGCGGCCTTCCGAGAGGGGTGTTCTACCATCCTGCCGATAAATCAAGATTCAGAGCTCAAATATATTTCAACAGGAAGGCCGTCCACCTTGGAGTGTTTGATAAATTGGATGACGCAGTGACGGCTTATAAAGAAGCCGCTAGGTCTTTTTTTGGTGATTTTGCAAAATGAGTCTTCACACCCGTTATCGTCCTGAGAAGTTTGAGGACGTCCTAGGGCAGGACGCCGTAGTACGCTCACTCAAAAGGGTGGTCAAAGATGCTCGTTCTCATTCTTTTATTTTTACTGGACCTAGTGGTACTGGTAAAACTACCCTTGCTCGCATTCTTGCTGCTGAATTTGCTGGCAGTGATCGCAGTGCGGTTAATCTCGAGGAAGTAGACGGCGCTTCAAAGTCAGGTGCGGATGATGCACGTGACCTTGTAACTCGTACTTTGTATCGTTCCATTGGTGGCTCACCCGTCAAGTTCATCATCATAGACGAAGCACACAGGCTTTCAGCAGCCGCATGGACAGTGCTGCTCAAGCCAGTAGAGGAACCACCCCCACACGTTTATTATGCCTTTTGCACTACGGAAATGGCCAAGATACCCAAAGCCATTGTCACCCGGTGTCTCAGGTATGATCTAAAGCCAGTCAAAGAGGAACTTATCCTAGAGCTGCTAATAAAAATAGTTGATGCTGAAAAACTAGAGGTAAGCGATGAAATCATTGAAGCAATTGCTGAGAACAGTGGTGGGTCCCCACGCCAGTCTCTCGTTTACTTGGAGGAATGCCTCTCATGTAAGTCAGCTAGTGACGCACGCGAAATTATGCGCTCAGCGGGCCAAAGTCGTGAAGTTGTCGACTTGGCGCGATGGCTACTTGGTGGCAAAGCGCAAACGTGGCGAGAAGCTACGAAGTACCTCAAAGCTCTAGAGGGCCAAGAGGCAGAGTCATGCAGAATTGTGCTGACAGCCTATTTCTCTAGTGTTTTGCTAAAAACACAGGCTGATCCTGCTGCTGCGAATATTCTGCGGCTACTGGATTGTTTTTCAAAGCCGTATAATACAAGTGACAAACTTGCCCCATTGTGTCTTTCGGTCGGGCTAGCAATTGGATTGGATCAGTAGCATGCGAACACTGATAATTAAGGCTGTGATTGGTTGCGATAAGCAGGGGAATTTTATCATTCACGGGTCGAGTGATGAAACCCCGTCAGAAATGTTCAAGGCCATTGCGCCCATTTGGACGTTTGACCCTTCTCAGGAAACGGTTCACTACGTTGAAATCCCAGTGACTATCCCTGAATATGAAGACTCACCAAACATTGAGAGACAGAGAATAACGGATTATCCCGGATTGGAAGGCTGGGGGAGCTCAAAAATTGACTCTGATTGAGCTCCAGCAGCAACTAGCCATAGATAAATCGGTTCTTGATGACGAGGTTATCAGGCAGCCTGTGCTGTTCTATACCATCAGTGAGCAGTTGACTGATGCCGCCGCTGAGCGGGATGCAGCTAAGGAAAACTTGGCATCTGTGGACGCCAAGCTTGACCATAAGTGGCGTAAAGATCTGGCTAAAGTGCACACCAAAGTTACTGACAAGATGGTGGCCACACAGGTCTTAATAGACCGTGACCATGAGAAGGCCTTTGATGACTACCTTGAGGCCAAGACCAAGGCGGACAAGCTTCTAGCCTTGAAAGAAGCCTTTCAGCAGCGCAGCTACATGCTTAGGGACTTGGTTTCACTGTATTCTGCCAACTACTATGAAACTTCCTCAATAAAGCCCACCCAGACGCAGGAAGCTTCTCACTATTTGGCTAACCGTGCTCGTATATCCAATGCGAGGACAGTGAGAAACAAATAATGCACGGTGAGTTTTTCTTTGGCATGCTGGTGTTCGGAGTCCTGTTATGGGGCGTCGGCCATGACTTGATAAGATCCTTCTTTAAGCAAAAGGGGGAGATTATAGATCGTATTATTGAGAGGGAAAGAGAGTAATGGCTAAGAAGGAAGAACGCGGCTTCAAGTATCAGAAGCGGGACCGTGACACGCTCAAAGAGCGTGCAAACATGAAAGGTGGAAACTTTGACACCATATTTAAGGGTAGTTTCAAGCAATGGAAACCCAAGGACGGAAAAAACATTATTCGAATCCTCCCTCCAACTTGGGATGACGCACGCCACTATGGGCTTGATATTTACATCAACTACAATATCGGCCCTGATAATCAGTCCTATCTTAGTCTATCTAAACATGGTAGAGGAGATGACCCGCTAGCGGAGGCCCGGCGTGAAGCGCAACGTGAGGGTGACAAAGAACTCACCAAAGCACTCAGCCCGAACCAAAGAATCCTGTACTGGATTATCGACCGCAATGATGAAGACGAAGGCCCCTTGCTCTGGGCGTCGCCTTTTACATTTGACAAGTCACTCGCAAATCTTTGTATCGATGAAGATACCAAAGAAGTGATCATGATTGATGATCCTGAAAAGGGTCGTGACGTGCGGTTTTACAAGGAAGGCACTGGCATGCTGACCAAGTATGACCCCAGCAAGATGAAAGTGCTTGGTCCTAGCCCCATTGCTGATGATGAAGGGCTTGAGAATGAGTGGCTGGATTTCATTGCCGACAACCCGTTGCCGGAAGTGCTGAACTTCTATGACTATGACCACATCAAAGCCACCTTTGATGGCCAGATTGGCAAACGTGACGAGGATGACGCTGAAAAACCTGAGAAATCAGTAAAGCGTCGTGATCGTGATGAAGATGGGCCGGTAACAAAGCCAGCACG